AAGAAGAAGGCAGAGATAGCCGATAAAAAAAAGAAGGATCGTGAAGCTTATTTGGAGAGAAAAGCAAGGAGAGAACAAAGAGCCAAAGAGAAAAAGGTAAGAGACGATGCAAATTATGAACTCTATAAACTGCATATGTTGTATTTGCATGGTAGCAGATGGTTTTACATGTTTGATGAGTGCGGAGACAAGTCTCGAGAAATTCCTGCGCCATTCTTTGACCGAGTCCAGGAAGAAATACAGGAAGATCAAGGTCGCATCGATAGGTTTGAATATGAATCTATGAAAAATATAGAAGCAGAAGAAATGAAAATGAAAGCAACGTTATCTCCTGCAGAATATCAAGATTGGGAAGATGACGAAAACAATAAATGTTTAGACACATGGTTCTATGAAGATTCTCTTTCTTCCTGGAACGAAAGAAAGAACCAGGAAGCTGGTAAGCGTTGGTTGGAAGAGCAATTACTACGCGGCAACATTGTCTTGGGTAAGGACGGAAAATACAGGTATTATGCCGACCTTTAGGAAAAGTAGTTTGTATAAAAATAAAAAATAGAGCCAAATAGGCCCTATTTTTTATTATTTTTATTTAGTTTTTTATTTTTTATAAGGTGGGTTTGCGTGCATTCACTTGCGCTACAAAGGCCGCATTGATGTCGTCAGGCCACTTATCCGCGTTCTCCTGGAAATTCCATTGCGGGTACTTACCATAGACCACCTTGTAATCTTCGCGACACAAATTTTCCAACACCTTGATATCAGGATAAGTAATTAATTCTTTTGTAGATGTGATGCCGCTTATCTGAATTGTGATGGGATCAATAAAGAGAGCGTATATTTGTATTGAATGGCCGGCGTCTAGCTGTTTCTGAATCAGCACATGAATGCCAAAAGTTCGAAGAGATGGAGATCCGCCGAGTCCGCCCTCGTAGAATGCAAAGGTGGTTTTGATGCCGCCCTCGCATGCAGAGGAGCCGATTTTGAAGATTTCTCCATCTTTCACTAGGAAATAGATGCGGCCATTTTCCTGCTTCTGGATTTCCTTGCTGCACTTGTAATCGACTTTCCATTTTCCTTTGGACTTGGTGTCTTTAGGGATAATGTCGCCGATGTATTGGATGTTGGGGATTTTAATAACGTTAATCATTTTGCTTTCTTACTAATTATGCATTCAAGTATTTACTGAAAATGTATTTCAATTTTTTTTTTATCCACCTTTAGAAAAGGTGGAGCCAAATTTATTTTTAAAATTATTTTTTTACCTTTAGAAAAGGTGAATCCAACCTAGATTCAATGTGATTTTTTATTTCTTTTCGTATTTTTTCTTTATATTTTCTTGTTTTCTTTATATTTTTTTTAGTTTTTTTAGTTTTTTTAGTTTTTTTAGTTTTTTTAGTTTTTTTAGTTTTTTTAGTTTTTTTAGTTTTTTTAGTTTTTTTAGTTTTTTTATTTCTACCAGCTGACTGATTAGCTTCTTTAATAGCTTCTTCTAATTCTGCTTTTATAAGACCAATATGTGCAGCAATACGATACGCCTCTTCTTGAGAATCTGTTTCTTCAGAATGATTAATTGAATGTATTATTTGTCCTACAAGTAACAAACTATTATCATCTGTCATTTCTGCATCTATTAACCATTGTGCAATTGTGATATAATCAAGTTCGTCTATTGCTGCACGTATTTTTGTTCCACTAATACCACCACTTCTGCCTAGTAATAAAAATTTTGCTTCTGGAAATGTAGATTCATATTTATTTTTCCAATCACAACCATCTGGTGTAATTTTCCTTTTATGACAAACATCTTGTTCTAACCCAGTTACCATCATTGTTTGATGTGAGGTTATTTCTAATTCTACCAATTTTTCATTATAAATATGATGTAATAATGGATTTCCTGCACCCATTGGTTTTATATCTACTGATATACCTTGGACTTTTTGTAATAAAACTTCTCTATATTCTTCTAATTCGGGGTGAGCAATAATAATATTATCGACTAATTTAGTTTTCATTAATTCAACTAATGAACCTATAAACATTTCTTTTTTTCCAGATGGAATTGGATAACTTCCACCTGGTCTTCCATCTGATTTTGCAGACATAATAATAAGAACATCTGGAATTTTTAGACAAAGTGCATTCAATAATAATTGATAAAAAAGACCAGGATGGCCACCATAATAATTTTCAGAAGTTGTTCCAGGTATTAATCCTTGATATCTTCCATTTGCAAATGCAAGTTGTATGTCTTCATGTTTAGTATTTCGTAAAATACCTTCAGGTAAATGAGCATTTATGGCGGATAAATATGTATCATAATATTCATTTAAACGCTTTTGTATAAATTCTTCTGATAATTCTTCTGATAATTCTTCTGACATATTATAATTAAATATTTTATTTATTTAAAATACTAAAAAGAAGAGCTCAACTCAGTCTTTTCAGGCATAGACCTTTGTATCTTTTGAAAAGGTTGATTCGAAAAAATAACCAATGACTGCACTCTTTCACTTAAAAATGGTTTTACCATGTTAAATATAGCACTAGTAAAAGAGTTTGGATTCACAACAATAATCTTTTGTAAATGCTCACTATATTTTGTATTAATTAGCTTGGAAAGTGCTATCCCATTTCCTATTTCCATAAAATTTTGCATTTTAAATCCTTTTAAATCTAAAACCCATATCCACTTCTTCCCATTCAATTCGCCTAATACTCCATCATAATGGGCAACTATTCCAGCCGTATTATTATTTGTAGCACTTGAAGGACAAGTATAATAAATGTTCTGTTCTTCCGTTTCATCAAGTGTAACAAGGGAATGACTAGTGGGACATTTTTCACATATTTTGCATATAAAAGGCATAAATAATACTATAATATTATTTTATAATTAAAGTATTATTTCTTACGTATTTTTATTTAAGTTGAATATCAAATTGATTTCTAGTATATTTTTTATTAGAATTATTTGTTTTGGTATTTTTTATAAATTGTGTGATTTTTTTGTTTCTAATTTCATTAATTTCATGAATCACTTCTGTATGAATCATTTTGACAAAATGTGTTTCTCCTTTTTTTGCACTAAAATAAATGTCTTTTCGTTTTACAGAACAATATTTACAAAAACATCCATTATCAATATAATGTTCTAATTGAATATCATTTATATATTGATTTTCTAAACATACTTGCATATAAAATTTAAATTCATCACTTGTATATGGTTGAAATGTGGAATGTGATAATCTGCTTCTCCAAGAATCTAAATAACTATTTCTCTCTTTTTCATTATAATAAAATTCAAAATATTTAGATGATTTCAATTCTTCAAAGAAATTAATAGGTAATCTATATTCAAGTTTAAATCTCTTATATAATTCTCCTATATTCTTTCTTTCAGTTTGATAATCAGTTATTAAAACAATATCATTTTGAAAGATGGTAGAGAGAATTGTTGTCCACATATGTGAATCACACAAGCGTATTTTAATATAATTGACATTATTTATAATTTGAATAGTATATTTATTTTCAAAATCAAATGGAACTGGATCAGAAATATTATATTTTTCAAAATAGTGGTCATCATTTTCAATATGAGGAAATATTTTATTGAATCTATCACTGATTCTTTTAATAGAATAATTTTTAATATTTTCTTCCGAATTATTGAAATGATAAGGTGATATTTTTTCAAAAAATTCCGACATTTTTCTCTCTACAGGTGTTCTATATACGTCGATTACAAACACTTTATTGTCATGTGAACCCAAATATTTAATAATATCATTGACACTTATACCTTTAATACCAGTTAATACGGACAACATAACTTCATCGTGGATATGAATAATATTATAAGATTTACCTAAAGAAATTCTCAAAGACGAAACCAACGTTGTAGAGCCTACTTTTGGTGGTGTATAAATAAATATATAATTTTTTGATTGATAAGAGAATAATTTTTCTATACAGCTAGTTATGTTTAATTCTTGTTCTGCGTCCATTTATGTTTTAATTTATGTGCGTAAATTAAAATATAAAATTATCGTTATAAGTAATATATATTGAATATGGAAGCTATTATGGCGATCGATTCGAATAATGGTTTATCTAAAGAAGGTATTATTCCATGGAAGTGTGTAAAAGATTTGAACTTTTTTTATAAAACTACAAAGAATAATGTTGTTATTATGGGTAAAAATACATACTTGTCATTACCAGACAACATAAGACCCCTTAAAAATCGTCTAAATATAGTTTTAACGAGTCATCCAAATTTATTATTAGATGAGCCATCTACAAGACCTAAAAACAACGATATAATATTTACAAACAATGATAAAATTCATTCTACCATTTTGAATTATCGAGAGAAATTTTGTAAATTATACCCGTTTTTAAATATGAATTTCAAAATATTCTTTATTGGAGGTAAACAAATATATGATCATTATATTCCATTATGTAATGTGGTATGGGTTACACGCATAAAAAAATGTTATTCGTGTGATTTAACTTTCGAGTATGACTTAGAAAAACAATTTACAGAGACTTCATATAGTGAAGACGATGAAATAAAGATTAGTAAATTTATAAAGAATGACTTTTTTTTCGAGAATTGAAAAAAAAACATTTATGTTTATATGTACGTAGGACTTCTCCTTTAGGATCATGCTCCATATAACCAGGTACAAACGTTATTTGATTGCATTTTTTTGATTGTAAATCGCATTCTTTTTCAGAATTACATAGTAGTTTATTTTCTTCAATTTGATTATTCATATAAGGTGTATTCCTTAGTAACCCGGATAATGATTTTATAATATATTGAGTGTTGCATGGTATATATTTTTCTATAAATGGTTTTACACAATTTACAAATTTTAAAAATATTGTAGAAATATAGAAATATAGATATTTCATATTATACTAAAAGATTTTTCTTTAGTTATCGTAACCATTGTATCCATCATAATGATAACTATTTGACAATGTGCTACCATCTATATCATCATAAGGTCCAGGCATGAGAAAATCGTCATTTTTTTCATATATTACATAAGTTTGTATAAAGTTGTCAATATTGTTAACAATAATATTGACAAATTGCTTAAAATATCTATGGATTTCAGTAAGTTTATTATTTTGAGGCATTCCAAAATAATTAAATAATTGAGTATCGAGTTGTTGCTGCATGTTGATTGTGAATTATACAATTCTTTTAGACAAATAAAAGTATTTCAATTTTTTTTTATTAACGACGCCTTTTTGTGGTGCGTTTTTTCTTCATGTTTTTGCAAATAGGGCATCCACAATTTTGTTTGTGACCATTTGACCTTCTTGTTTTACGTGAGCCGGCTTTTTTAATATTTTCATACTCTTTATTAGTAGCTAGAGTTTCTATGCCTTCAGCATTTTTATTACCAGTATTATCAGTATTACCAGTATTACCAGTATTACCAGTATTACCAGTATTACCAGTATTACCAGTATTACCAGTATTATCAGTATTACCAGTATTATTATTTCCATCATTTCCACCTCTTTTTTTCTTCATGTTTTTGCAAATAGGGCATATGCAAGCAGATTTGTGTCCATTTGATTTTTTACCTTTTTTACTAGATATATTTTTCTTATATATACTTTTATTATTCATGTTCTTGCAAATAGGACATACGCATTCCTTTTTATGTCCATTTTTCTTTTGATAACCCATTTTTCTCTCTTTTTCCTTTTCCAAATCTTCTTCATACCCATGTCTTTCGGCTTTTGCTTCCATATTTTTACATATGTGGCACACACACGTTGCTTTATGTCCATTTTTTCTTTTTCCTCCCGCTACTTTTGCTTGATTAATATCGCTACTATATTCCATTATATACTATAAAAATATAAAATTATTTCTAAAAGGGATGATAAGTATTTATATTTTATTTTTATAATTAAATTTATACTATATTAATGAATATGCTTACTTGGCATCAGAATTCTCACGAGGAGGTCTTCCACGTCCCTGAGATTTAGGCTTTACCATAGTCCACTCCTTCTTCTCACCTGAAGATTCGTCACGAGGGCCTTCACCTCTTGCTCTTGGAGCACGCTGTTGTCTAGGACCACTAGACTCTCTAGGACCACTAGACTCTCTATACTCTCTAGGACCACTAGACTCTCTATACTCTCTAGGACCACTAGACTCTCTATACTCTCTAGGACCACTAGACTCTCTAGGACCACGATGTTGTCTTGGCTCTACTTGTTCATCCTCATTAGTGGTCTTGTAAGATGCTCTTGCCATCTTGAACTCACGTCTGGTCTCGCACATAAGCTTACCACCCTTAATACCATGTACACCGGATGCTTGCCACTCATGAGATTCACCAGAACTCTTTATAAGTGCAAACTCGACATACTCACCTTGAACAAGGTACTTGTATTGCTGATTCTCTACTTCCACAGCACTATGATGAACAAAAACATCAGAGCCTGACTTGTCACCATCAGTGACTGTGATAAATCCAAAACCGGCCTTACTATTGAACCATTTTACTCGTCCGGTAAAGCGCTCTGAAGGTGTAACTACGTCGTTGTTAGAAGACATTCTATTATACTATAAATAAATAGGATATCTTTATATCTTTTTAAATACAAAATATATATTGCATCTTACATATAAATATGTATTACTTTACACATGATTGTGTAATATAATAAATATGTGACAATACAAATTTCTCCAAGTCCTCTTTTTTCTTAACATCTACATCACCAATATCTATTTTCGTAAAATCATACAATTCAATATTGTTATATGATACATATTCAAAAATAGGAATCAAATTAATCATTTCTACATCAGATAAAGCACTTAAATCTACATTATACTCTGTTGCCATATATCTGGTATAATTGTATATAGTCAAAGCAATCATTTGCAACCTTTTATCCTTCTGGTCAGATCCCTTCTTATGTATCATCTTAAACACACTAAACAATGACTCAATATAATCGGCCATCTTGTCATATACTTTTACTGGACTAGTTTCGGACATTTCATCTACTTATTGAGTTATTTTTAAACCTTTTTAACTAGAAATTATCTATTTCATTCTTGAATTTATTAATATATATTTCATATTTTGGTGTTTCTATAAATTCCATATTTCTAGTATATTGTATAAAATCTTTCAAAATAGTTGGTACTTTTGTATTCAATAGAATTTCCATTTTTTGTTTTATAAGCTCGTTTTCTTCTATTGTTTCTCTCCATAGAAGCCCACCTAGAGAGAAATAGATAAGCATATATCCTAATGATTCTAAATCGTCACGGCGACTTAATTCCCTAAATAGATGTGCATTTATACTACAATACGTCAAGCTACCTATGAGCCCCTTGGTTTGTTTCATTTCTATATGTCTCTCGGCTATGATATAAGCTTTACATAATCCGAAATCTATTAAAAATAGTTGTTTTGAATTGGGGGCCAATAAGAAATTATCTGGTTTAATATCTCTGTGAACTAACCCTTTATCATGTATCGATCGTAACAATTGTAGTAGCTGAATTCCAATTTGGTAAACCAACTTTAGAGAGAAAACTATTTTATCATTTAAGAGCTGCTCTAATGACTTTCCTAGTAAAGGTATTACCATATAATAGTTTTGGTCATCCTTTCCATACCATTTTACTTGTGGAATACCTGGTGTACCCAACAAGTATTGGTAAATAATTGATTCGTTTTTAAGCAAATTAGCGGAATGTTCGATAGACTCTATTTTTACAGCTACTTCTTCTCTCGTCCTATAATTTTGCGCTTTATAAATGGCACCGAAAGAGCCCTCACCTATCTTATTTAATAATGTATATTTATTATTGATCATAAATATATTCAATAATAGATTATCACAATTTAGTTTTTAAATATTAATATTTTAAATCTTCAATGGTTTAAAGTGTAAACAAATATATTGTGAAAACATGAGTTGAAATCATGATTAATTGTTGTATTATCAAAATAATTTTTGTAAATGGAGAATTTGGAAAATATTCAGAAATGCCTACACCTGCTTGTATGGTCGTACTCAATAATAAAAAATCTAGAAAATTACGTTTTTCTTTTATATTAAGTTTTTTATTATTTTCATTATATAAATTATCATCTAAACTACCAAAATCATCTGCAAAAGTTGAATATAATAAAGCAAATACTAATATACAAACAATATGAAATACAACAGTTCGAAATACTATTTTCATATATATAGATAGAAGACAAATTTTTCAAACGTTACATCCATTATAAATTTTCTGTTTACATAGACAAATGTTGGAATATCATTAATTTTTTTCACCTAAATATGTAATATAATAACGTATTTCACGTTGAATATCCAAAATAGTGCCTCCTAATAGCGATTTTCAATACCTTTCTTTTACTACTCCTAATTTGGCTACATCGCCAATATAGTTATAAGTTCCGAAAATAATATCAAATATTGGAAATAATATACAATAATTATAATTCAAAAGTTTATGATGTATACTATGATGACACCATAATAGTTGAGAGTGAGACAAATATGAACTTGTTATATACAAATATAATATAAATATTTGCTCTAATGCAGATATTTTTATAAAAACAATCGGTAAACCAATTGAAACAATTGATGCTAGGTCATCTAATTCTGTTAAATAAAAAGTATCTATTGGATATACGATTATGTTTGTATGATGTTTTTTATGGACATATGTATAAAAATATTTATGAATAAACCGATGGTAAGAATAATAAATTCCTTCTATAAAAATAACATATTTTAAAATTGTATAAAAGGTTTCTATCCATGTATGTTGTCCATAGGGAATAATATTATCCGAAACAATATACATTAAACTAGTTGATTGGAATATCAATATAGGTATATTTCTAATATACTCATTCAATTTACAGACTTTTTCTTCGTTTGTAAGTTCTTCATTTATAAATGGATAGTTATTAAAGTGACATATTAAATATGCAGTTACAGAGGAAATTGAAAAAGACCCTACAATGATAGATAACGAAGTAATAATATTCATTATATATTATTATCTCATATTTTTATATCGTATATTTATATCATTTGTACTTTTAACATTTCAAATTTACAGACTACTACACATACAGCGACTGATTCGTCACTACGTATTTCAGAGTTAGGCCAGGGATTTCCTTTAATTTACTCAAGAAGGCTATATTGCCCGTCATTTCGGCAATCTTTTCCATTTCACAAGAAATATTATTTATCTTGAGAAGTGCTTTGACAAATTCCCCTAAAAAGATTTCCTTTTCTACACCAATTTTCTGAAGAAGAAGTTTACACGATTCTACATCTGATGCATTTGTCCATTCATCTAGGTATTCTAGCAAATCATAATGAAGCGAATAATCCATCCCTGTATTGATACCCCGTTCAAGTTCCACATTTTCATACGTATTATATGATTCAAAAACCTTTGATACAATTTGTTTCACATGTTGGTCTTGTGTTCTTGGAAAAATGGCCTTCAAGTCTTCTTGTACAGAAATATTGGTAAAACAGCTAAAGAGTGCGACCAATTGTGATGACGATAGATGGTCTAACATTTTATCATGCAACAAATCTGCAAATATAAGACAATGTGTTTCTCTTAATTGAGCTGCAATTTTGCCTCGGAGTGTTAATTCATTATTATTTTGAACAAAGTTATAATCTTCCAGCATTTTCAATACGCGTTCAACACCAGAATTGAAATAGGAATTCAGTTGATCCATGTCTTTTTGAAGGTATTCGATTTCTTTTTCTCTTTCAGAGACTTTTGTGTAAGACATTAAGTCTTGCTTCAAAAATCTATAATCGTTTTCCATTTGTTTGGCGGCTCTTTCCACTTCTTTTTTCTTCTTATTTGAAAACATAATAGAATTCTCTTGGAGATTCATATAATCTTGCAATATATGTTGTGGTGTTCTTAAGTTGCATGCATATTGTGACGAGTTATCGAGTGCCGTTTGTAGTTCAGTCATTTTATAATAATTCGTCTTCAATTGATTATCAATGTCGCCGGTTGTCATACTACGGCTCGCGAATGATACCAAATTTGTATCGCCAATATCGAGTAAATTGAGAAGTAGATTATAAGAAATCTTGAATTTAGATACTAGCTTCTGTGGTTTGCCATTCATCATAGTTTTGTATCCAACTGAATCCACATTGCGGAATAGGTTGTTCAAATGAATGACATGACCTACTTTGTCTAGTCCGAGACGTCCTGCTCTACCAGCTGCCTGTGTATATTCGTGACTATATAAGGTGCGATTAATTTCACCATTGAATTTATTTACGTCAGTAAATATTGTCGTTTTGACAGGTAAATTAATGCCTACACTCATGGTCTCTGTGCAGAATAATACTTTAATAAATCCACGAGCAAATAGAAGCTCAACCATTTCCCTCAAAATGGGCATCAACCCTGCATGATGAATACCGACGCCTTTCCTAAGAAGTTTAACCAAATTTACATACTCTGGAAGATGTAAATACTCTTGATAGTTTGGCAACTTTCGAATAATTTGCTCACATTCTCGGTCAACAATATACGGAACTTTGCTGTCAAATTCGAGTAAATTCGTCGTCAATTCTTCGGCGCATTTTTCCAGCTGCTTTCTACTAAATACATAGCATAATGCTGGCAACATTTCTTGTTGGACCAAATATTCTGTTACCTTATTTAAAATATGTTGACGTTTAACTCGGATTTCGTGTTTTTCAAAAAGCTTCAGCAATTTTGTATTGGTTTGATATTGAGCATCGTTAAAAACATTTTTATCATCTTGAATTATAAATGGCTTATTTGTGGCATTTCTTATTTCTTCTTGTGTAGCCTTATCTTTTATTGCCTTATTGATGCCATTATGCACTGAAATAAAACTATAGTGTATCAAAGGGACAGCGCGCACTTGTTTTCTTATTAAAAATACTTGTTTGTCGCCTGCTAAAGCCAATTCACCTCTGGTCTCTAACCAATAGGCGAATTTTTCGGGGTCATCCAGGGTGGCTGAAAGGCCGACCATTTGAATATGTCTAGGTAACATCATGATAGTTTGCTCCCAAACATGACCCCTATTCTCGTCATTAATCATATGTATTTCGTCGAAGATGACACAGCCCAATTCGTTTTCAATATCCATTTCGAAAGATACTGAAGAATTGCTAGTATTTGATGTGCTTTTCGTCTGGTAAAGCTTATTTAACAGAATTTCGGTAGTCATAATAAGGACATCTGCATCTGGATTGGTCTTTATATCGCCCGTAATTAAACCAACAGATAAATGCGGGTATTTTTGAGTAAAATTATAAAATTTTTCGTTTGAAAGGGCCTTAATCGGACTTGTATAAATGGTTCGCTTGCCTTTTGAATGGAAAAAATTTAAGGCAAATTCACCTGGTAATGTTTTTCCAGACCCTGTTGGGCAGCACACCAAAGCATGATTTCCAGTGACAATTGCTTCAATTGCCCATTTTTGAAAATCATGTAAATCATATGGATAACTTTCATAATCCTCTTTATATTCAGTTTCCTTCTCTTTCGGATAATTATAAGAGCATACTTTCACCATAGCGGTTACATATATATGTCTAGATGTATTTATATTGTTTGAAAAAATATTTATATTTGTCCTGTAAATAGTTTTAATTTTTTACACTATTTGAATCCTTAATCCTTCGAATATTATTTATAATAACAAATACAATTTATCATAGTATTTTTTATTTTCCTCCATGCTCAATTCAGCAGTTCTTTTTGGGAATTTATCTATTTCGACTGAATCCATTCGGAATCCATAACCTAAGAAGCAATCATTTATTCCTATAGCTATAATATTTAACACGACCCTTGATATTGTGTTATTCATTTTCTCTCTGCTATCTTTATCGCTGAATAAATATCCATATTTTTTTGTAGAATCACCCATTTTACACTCTACGAAAAACCTAGCCGGTTTATCATTTTCACTACCAAAATCAACTGACAAAGAAACACCTAGAAATGTTTTGAAAGTAGTTTGATCACCTAGAATTCGCTCCATCTTATCTAGACAAGCCAAGCATAATGCATGACACATGAATTCAGATGCAGCCGATACTGGTTGCTTTGCTTCATCCATCGTATAAAACTTGTCATTTTCCATTATTATACCAGCCTTATCGAAGCCAGATTTGTATTCTTTATAGGCGGCTTCTTGATGATAAGGCATATCTGCAAATATCATTGCTCTCGAAGACTTGTCTCTGAATAAATAATCAAACAAATTTGCGCCACCACCTGTGCAAACAAATCCGACGCTAATTTGTTTACGTATCCTTGTTTCATTTACAAACAAGTTGGCTCTCAACCATGACGTTGATTCCTCATAATTAGCCAAAAGTTCGGAATTCATAGGCTTTAAAAAGTGTTTTGCTTTGTCTTCCTGGAAAAGACTAATTTCATTTAATTCTTTTAATTGTTTGGTAACAACTTCGTTTGCGATCATGTTTCAAATTATGTATGTATAAAATATATAAAAACTTATTTCAATTTTTTTATAAAAATAAAAAAATTGAAACTAGATAATGTTTATTTATCAAGTTTACATATTATACACAGGCAGAATGAGACCAACTAAATTTATTAATGATACATCAATATATGATATCGAATCTCGCGAACAACAAACCAATACAAAAATTCCCAATGCTACACCGATTGATGTATTCTTAGGAAGAGGTCAACAAAATCCATCTGAAGAATTAATATATGATATCGAATCTCATAAAGAACAAACAAATATAATTCCGATTGCTATACCGATTGATGCATTCACAGAAGCAAATATTGTTCAACAAAGGCACCAGCAAGAATTAATAAATGAAGCAGCTACAATAAGAAGTCTTTTGACTCAAACGCAAGAAACAGAAAACGAAATTCAGATAGAAATTTGTGGAAAGGTAATGATACTTTTATTATTAATGATTGTACCATTTCCAATCATTGTATGCGATATGTTTTATGCGTATAATGATGAAAGCTGTGTAAATGAATATCCAAAGGGTTTGAATATGAATATGAAGGATTATTTGCTAGTTTGTGCTTATTTATCTATTATTATTCTCACAGCATGTTTAGGTATTTTATGTATTGCATCTAAAAAGAATATTGATCTCATTAATACTTTTATACATGTAAAATTATACTGGCTGTTTATGATTATAAATGTATTTACATTGGTTTGGCATATTATGGGAGCGGTTATCTTTTGGGGTACTCTATATCCAGAAAAATTATGTGATAATTCCCCGTCTAGTTACTTCTTTGCATCATTAATTATAAAACTATTACATTGTACTACATTCTTCAAATCAAAAAAACGTGAATAAAAATGAAAATGAACACAAAATATGTAGTAATCATTAATACTAATATTCGCATTTACACACAAATATATATTTTTTAAAGCCAAAAGAATCGATTTCTCTCTACATCCATGAAAAAAGGCTCGCAAAAAGGTAAGAAAAATGTTATAAAATGTTATAAAATGTTATAAAAAAGTGTAGGACCAACTTTCGAATATTTTTGGGCAAAGTATTTTGGGAAATTCAATTTTGGACATTTATTTTGTCCATTTTTCGAAATCCCAAAATACTTTGCCCAAAAAGACAAGGTCTGTGACCATAATTCATTTTTATGGTCTCATCACCAAAAAAATAATGCAAAATTTGTTACGATAACTTTTTTATTATTTTTCCAAAAAAGTATTTAGAATTTTTTTATGTTGCTAATTTAGAAAGAATGGCAACCAAAAACAAGCAAAAAAATGCCGATGATTTTTGTTGTAATTTATGTGACTTTATATCGTATAAAAAAAACAACTATGATCTTCACATACAAACCCAAAAACATATTCGCAACACTTTAGCAACATCTTGCAACACAGAAGCAACAAAAAAATATTTTACGTGTAATAATTGTAACAAAACATATAATGATAGAACTGGTTTATGGAGACACAAAAAAAATTGTAAAATATATGGTTCAGAAAATATTATACAATGTTCAGAATCAAATAATATTTCGATAAATGGTTTCGATAAAGAACAATTAATTTTAATGCTTATTAAACAGAATTCTGAGTTAATTAAAGAAACATCTGAATTCAAAAATATTATGATGGAAGTAATTAAAAACGGGACACATAATACGACACATACAAATTCACATAATAAGTCTTTTAATTTGCAATTCTTTTTAAATGAAACCTGTAAAAATGCAATGAACATTACAGATTTTGTGGATTCTCTCCAATTGCAAATGTGTGATTTGGAAAATGTTGGTGAAATTGGATATATTGAAGGTATTTCTAGTATCATTATAAAGAAATTAAATGCATTGGATGTCACAGAGAGACCCATTCATTGTACTGATAAAAAGAGAGAAACAATGTATATAAAAGATGAGGATAAATGGGAAAAGGAAGATGAGAAGAAAGCCAAAATGCATAAAATGGTTAAAAAAGTGGCAAATAAAAACATAAACCTTATTTCAGAATTTCAAAAGTTGCATCCAGACTGGAAGAAATATTCTTCTAGTGTCTCGGATCAATACAATAAGATAGTTATAGAATCCATGGGTGGCAAGGGCGACAATGATTATGAAAAGGAAGAAAAGATTATCAAGAGAGTTGCAAAGGAAGTGTTTATAGAAAAATAAATATTTACTTTTGTAAAAAAGTAAATATATATATATATTATATCTATTAATTGTGGACCAATAGTAAATACTAAAATATATTGGTGCAATGCCTACATCATTTATTCAAAGATAACCTAGATAGTAACTAAATCAGTTGTAATCTAATTTTTTTCTTAAATTTTTCCTCATCATTAAATAAAAACATTTTAAATTTTTTACAACAAAAATTTTCAAGATTTTCTCTACTAGTTATTCTCGAACTTAGTTTTAATTCTGGTAGAAATACAATATATTGAAATAGTCCATCATTTCTGGATATTTTGTCAAATATATAACCATCATATTCTTTGTCCATGATTTCTGGTTTACTATGACATAAATCAAGTAATGTACAATCGCATTGAACTTTCCTTATAGAACGCATTGTAATGTTAATACATTCTAAATCTTTCAGCCATTTTTCGTAAAACACATTACTATTTTTAGAAAGCTGAACAAATCCGCTTACTTGTTGAAATTTAATCATATTGAGAAGGTCGACAAGTCGCCTAATAGGACTCGTTATATGAATATATGCATCCAAATCTAGTAACTCATGTCTGGTATCAATAATTTCAGACCCGTCAATATATTGTCCAGACGCACCATTCCATATTTTTATAAACCTTGCACTATCTTCTGGAACATGGTCAGGAATATCTATTTCCTTTTTAATAATTGTAGAACGGAATATTCCAGTTTTGTATTGTATTAGCTGTTTTGCACAATGAAAATTCATAAAAATCATTAAATATGTAACCACATCATGACTATTATTGACTCTATCAATATACGATTTTTTCAATGCTAATCCACGTACTGCATCTAAAATAATATGATATTTGCGGTCTGCAAGTAATTTTGACTCTTCATAGCAATAATTTTTATATACTTTGATGAGACAATTCGAATACTTTATATCCATTATGGTACCATCTTTTATAAAAACATCCAAAACAAAAGCAACTCTTACGACATTTTCCTGTAAGCTGCATAAACAATCCGACAATATAGTTGGTAACATAGGTCGCTTCTTGTCAGGTAAATAGATGGTAGAAATTCGACGTGAAAATGAATCCCATAAATTCAAGACGTCCATCCATATAGTGACATTGGAGATGTATATACTTAACTGCTGTATTCCATCTTCTAAGTCAACAATACCGAATCCGTCATCGTAGTCTAAACTTTTTGGTGGGTCAATTGTAATGATGTGCCATTTATTTATATCAGTGCGGTCCTGTATATCTGGATATTTCGTTTTTATGGTATCAACAATTCCATCAGGACATTTGCTTTCGAGAGCCTTTGTAGTGTCCTTCTGAAATTTCTGTATAGATGCATTGAGACTTTTGCAATATAATTGATATTCATAAAAATTATCAAGAACATCGACATTACCAATTACATTGTCCAATTTACCAATAGGGTGTTTATCATCCCAGTTATCAAATGAGATGGTAACATATAGATTTTTTAATACTTTTGAAAAACCCAAAGTCTTCATTTCATATGGAACTAAAAATGCAGGTAAACGCATGTCATCTGGTATGCACTTATATAGTAATTTATTAGAGGTTTTTCTTGTAGAATATCTTCCATATGTTTTATTGCCGGCCAAAATAAGGACGCATGGAATTGCTGGTCCAGAACGTATAGTAGAATGCATAATGGTAACATTATTCTGTTTATCCAATGTAAACACGTCATTAGATAATAGTTTCGATTCAATAGGATCGATACTGATTCCTTCTATTTTGGTAAATTTATTTGCATCAAATACTTCCCATGACGTGTAGTTTCTGTCGTTAACATATATCTTATAAATCATGCGTACACTAGATATATGTATTTGTATTTATATCTTTATATCTGTAATTATATTATATTGATTAGACAAAAGAATACGATTTTACAAAATAAAATTGAATACTTTAACAACAAGAAAAATAATTACACGTCTATCCAGTTTATATTCAATATGGAAAATGAAAACGCTCAATATAGAAATAGATCTAATCGTATTTTACTTCTATACAGATCAAGACCATTTACAAGGATACAACATTGTTCTACTTGCGGCCTTCCTGGTCACAATTCTAGAACATGTGATTCAGAGAGAATGCGAAATGTTGAATTAGAATGTTCTGTAAAATGTCAAACCATAGAACAATCCGAATTTGAAGGGTGGTTATCGAATACATATGACGATGAACTTTTAAAAGCGTATGCTGTAACCAAGGGTATAATTCCGTTATACACTCATTCGAATCTCGCAACATGCATTCATGCAATTGGAACTTATATCTATAATACATATAGGTTTCAATCTGATTATAGTATTCCAGATGTTATTCATACAAGTGATTTATTTGTAACAGAAATGGTAAATATAATGAGTTTTAGAGCAAGCGAACCCAGTGAATTGAGTTCAGAAGCCGCTCTATACAACGAAATTAGATCAGGAGAATATTTTCAAGCATTGTTTCGCTTTGGACAAATGATGCAAAATAATGCATTCCAAGAATCATCTCTAATTAAAAGATACAAGATTGAAAACATTATGGAAGAATTGACTGATGAAAAGAAAGAAGAAATAATCGAATGTTGTATATGTTATGATGAATACAATAGGCAAGATTTTGTTCAATTTGGCTGCAATCATGAGTATTGTAAAGATTGTATAAAGAAGGCGTTACGTGCAAAACCCTTGTGTCCTTGCTGTAGAGGTTCAGTTAAAAAAATAATTTCTAGAAGACAAGAGATATATAAAGAATTCGAAGAACTAGTTGTATAATAATATAAAAAGTATATAATTATAAATATAGTATACCAAATGAAAAAAGGACAAGACAATGAATTGATAAATCTTTTTTCAGAACAATTAAAATTAATAAATGACATTCAGTTAAATTTAGATTGTGACTTGTATGTGTGTTTTGAAGAGGAGGAAGAGGGTCTAAAACTGAAACGTAAATTAGTTAAATTGCAAAAAATGAAAGTACAATTGATTAAAATGTTTGCTTCATTAATAGGAGAATTTTAGAAATATTTTTATTTTTCAAATAAAACACTTTATACTATTAAAGGATACATTTATTGTCATTCAATAAAATTCTAAAAAACTACTTTAAACAGCATTTGATATAGGCCCGGATCAGCCGCCTTTCATAAAAGCGTGAGATGTAGGTATAGTTTGAATTGTGCTTCAGTTGCCACCCTTCATAGAACGATTTCTACGCGTTTTAGACTTAGTTTTACGTTTACTAGTTTTAGTTTTACGAGTTTTAGTTTTACGAGTTTTAGTTTTAGTTTTACTAGTTTTAGTTTTACTAGTTTTAGTTTTAGTTTTAGTTTTACTAGTTTTAGTTTTATTAGTTTTAGTTGTTTTACTAGTTTTAGTTGTTTTACTAGTTTTAGTTTTATTAGTTTTACTAGTTTTATTAGTTTTATTAGTTTTAGTTTTACGTTTACCTAAAACAGAAAAAATACCGGAAAACATTTTCATATAATATAATAGTATATTTTATATTATATAAATATTTTTACTTATCAATATTACTCATCTCATTTATATCTATTCCTACACCATGATCTTTCATGATGTGTTCTGTTATCATAGTAGTATTATTAGAATCATCTGTAATAATAGGAATAGTATCTTCTTCTGGTTGAACAATTTCTTGATTTAGTTCTGATATACTAGCTTTTTTCACTACATCTCTCTTGACATTCTGAATTTGTAACGCATGCATTCCAATATACGGCAAAATAGCTGCATTATTCATATATGTTCGATAATGGAAACAAGAAATACTTGTATTATTATTAAATTTAATACTATACCACCAGTAAGCAGGTATAAATAACGTTTTACCTGGTGTTAATGTGAATTCAAGACATTTTATCTTATCAAAGTCAGCCTTATATTTGACTTGTGGTGACCATGGGTCGACAGGAGACTTAAATTCAAAATTCTCATAATCATATATTGGATACAAATATTTTACACTATGTGGCGGAGCTAGCTTTATCTGTGCACCTCCTTGCGTCAAAAGAAAGTAATTTCTGTAATTCAATTCATACCTAAAAGGAGTACACATATTGTCGGACCCCATCATGATATCATAGTTGCAGTTTGACACCATATATGGCCTTAAAAATTCATCATTATATCTCAAATTTTTTATAACACCAGTTTCTTCTAAAAATTCAGTATTATTTTCGGAAAAATAAGTGGCGCTTTTATCTTCATCAAATAACTTAATTGCTGCATGTAATGGTAATGGCATATATAATTCTACATTAGGATCTATATCTCTAACATTTCTAATTTTAACTTCAAAAGCGCTATAATTATCAGAAATAAAGGACTTGTTAGATGATTCCATAATTTTTTCACAATCAAAATCGAAGATCACTGGTTGTCGAATGTCACATATTTCTTCTAATTTATCTTTTGATGGCTCGTCTATTTCATACATTTCTAAATCTTCACTTGTTTTTAAATGGAATTGAATATGTAAGTAAATGAATAATACTAAACAAAATATAAAAAATGCGATAATTATTTTCATGTTATAGTTTTACATAAAAATAATAATAATTTTTGTTAACTAGAACGAAACCACCTTTATCCACCTTTATCCACCTTTAAGAAAGGTGGAGCCAAACACTTCATCTTTGAGTCACTATTTGGATCTCCTTTAAGAAAGGTGGAGCCAAACACTTCATCTTTGAGTCACTATTTGGATCTCCTTTAAGAAAGGTGGAGCCAAACACTTCATCTTTGAGTCACTATTTGGATCTTCTTTAAGAAAGGTGGAGCCAAACACTTCATCTTTGAGTCACTATTTGGATCTTCTTTAAGAAAGGTGGCTTAGGTGGATTTTGGCGCCATATAAAATACAACAGAACTGCCTCCTCCTAAAGGATAAACAATTTTCATAGGACAATCATTGCTCAAACAAAATTCAATTTCATTTGACAATTTATTAGTAATACACATTTTGTTTAAATACAATAAACTATAATTCAATATTACTTTATCACCTTCTACAATGCTATAACATGATAAATCATTTATAGGTATTTGAATACACATTTCACCTGATATACTAGTACTAGTTAAATGAATAGAATCTTCTGAGCACGTAAAATTAATATCATTACCAAAATTACTTAATTGAGCAAACATATCTGTGGCCAATTTTGATGAAATCTCAAATTCTGCATCATAATCTACAACAGGAATATTCATAAAATATTCATATTCATATTCAGCTAGAGGCATTTTAAATAACTTCTTAAAGTCATTCTTTTCATTTACCTTTGTAATATTTTCTTTCTTTCCTACTTTTTTTTTAGTTTTTTTTTCTTTTTCTTGTTCTACATCTATTTCTAATGTTGTATTTTCTAATTGTGTATTTTCTAATTGTGTATTTATAAATTGAATATGAAGAGCGTCTTCTTCCATTTTCACAATTAGGTCTTGATTATCTGACTTAGTACTAATAATAGAATGAAACATACTTGATTCAAAAGACAATTTAGTAGTAGATTCAATATTATATGTATCGAACCAAACCTTTGCAATTTTTACATCATATAAACATACATGAGATTTATCCATCCCTTGTATATGTAAAAAGTCAGGTTCAAATTTGCAGTTAATTAATGTAGAACAATTTTTTAATACCTGAAAAAGAGATACAAATAGTTCCTTTTTTTCCTTGTTACTTACTATAAAATTCATATTAAATATAATATTCGATTATATTTAATATCTTTTTTAGGAATAGATTGAATGAAATATATATTCATAGTAAAAATTACATATTTTCAGCAGCTAATTCCTTGTTAATAATACTCTTCAAATCACTGGTCAAAATAGTGGTTTCAGATTCATCATTTTCTTGAGTATTTTCTTGAGTATTTTCTTGAGTATTTTCATAATCAATAACTTCTTCAACAACAGGAAAGTTCTTTTCCATTTCTGAAATAGCATACTCAAAATCACCCAACTTTTCAGTTGTCTCGCCTGTAAACAAATCATACTTCAACATAAATGTTTTTAAAATATCTTTAGTTTCGACTAATTCTCTCTCAAACTTATACAATTGTTCTGTATGTTTGGAAGTAACTATAGAATGCTTAGAAGATTCCTCAACAATTTTTGCCAAATGTTCGTTCATTTTTGTAACATCCTCAACCAATTTACCAATTGCATCATTATCAATACTATCAGAAGAACCAGGTTCTCTCTTTTCAAGGGAATCTAGTCTGCTGACAAAATTGGTTAATATACTATTGTCAATGATTCTAGAATTTTCAGGAAGTCCTGTCATAGAAGCACCATCATTTTCAGAAGTTTCATGGTCCGTTTCAATAATCCATTGTTCACATCTTCCTAAGCGCATTGTTATTAGTCCAATTGCATCAGAAACGCTTAATTTAGTAAATGGAAGGCCGTTTTGACTTTGTTGTTGAGATTGTTGTACCTGCTTGTAAGCTTGCGATGGTGGATAACCATTTTGTTGCGATGGTGGATAAGCATTTTGTTGCGATGGTGGATAAGCATTTTGTTGCGATGGTGGATAAGCATTTTGTTGCGATGGTGGATAAGCATTTTGTTGCTGTTGGGGTCTTGGAAGCCTAACATTTGAAGGAGGTTGCATTTGTTGAGAAAAAGCAGCAGATGAACCAATAGAAGTTACAGGTCTATTTCCAGAAACAGGTGGCGCATTTTCTCCAGCACGTCTAGATCTGGCAGCAGCGAGTGATCTTGAACTCATAATATTTATATTACACAATATGTTTTTAAGTTACTTACGCATTAGACCTTTTCTTAAAGGTTGATTTCTTAAAGATGGATTTCTTAAAGATGAATATATTTGGCTCCACCTTTATAAAAGGTGGATTTCTTAAAGATGAATAGATTTGGCTCCACCTTTATAAAAGGTGGATTTATAAAAGATGAATAGATTTGGCTCCACCTTTATAAAAGGTGGATTTATAAAAGGTGGATTTATAAAAGGTGGATTTCTTAAAGATGAATATATTTGGCTCCACCTTTTATAAAAGGTGGATTTATAAAAGGTGGATTTATAAAAGGTGGATTAGGCAATCATATCAACCTTAATTGTATTATACCTTTTATAATTATGAACCTCAAAATCTTCAAGTTGATAATCATTAATATTATCTCTAATTTGTTTTATAGATAATGTTGGAAAAGGATAAGGTTCTCTTTGAATTTGTATCTTGGCAGCATCAATCGCGTTTTCATAAAGATGACAATTTCCCATAAAATGAATAAATTCATGAGCTTCTAATCCGCAATGTTTTGCTAATAAATGTGTTAATACTGAATACGATGCAATATTAAAAGGGATTCCTAAAAAAAAATCACAAGACCTCTGATACATAGAACAAGACAACTTGTTACCATCATGAACGTTAAATTGGCACATGACGTGACAAGGTGGAAGCGCCATATCCACTAACTGAGAGGGATTCCATGCGGTCATAATAAGTCGCCGACTAGTGCGCGTGGCTGGGTTTTTTAATTCATCGATAATATCTTGCAATTGGTCAATTCGCCCGATTCGTTTCGTTAAACCATTACAATTACAATTATCAAATGATTTGCATTTGCATACATGATAAGGACCATTAAAATCACGCCATTGATAACCATAAATCGGTCCTAAAATTCCCTCAGGATAATCATGTAAATCTCGGCTATTCAAAAATTCCCGTGATGCATTTGCATCCCAAATATAGACGTCTTGTTCATTAAGAATTTTATTATCTGTTTGACCACGAATAAACCATAACAGCTCTTTCAAACATGTCTTCCAGGCGGTTTTTTTAGTAGTTAAAATGGGAATTTTGCCGTCTTTTAGAGAGAACCTCATAGTATTTCCAAAAATACTTTTTGTTCTGCCATTACGCCCGTGTTCCCAAAAACCATTTTCAATAATATTTTCGAGAAGATTTAGGTATTGATATTCTTCATTATTTTTATCCTCACACTCTCTTTTTTGAAAAATAGTATCTGAAATTTTATCTGAAATATAGAGTTCATCCATTTTTATATGAATATATTTAGAATATCTTTATATTCTTTCCTTTAAATTCCACTTTTATTTAAATATATTCTATTCTGTATTTTTAATTTCTAATTATACCCTATAGAGATATGGAAAGTTCAGATGAATCAAATAAAGGATTTTTTAAGCATGTTTTTAATTTTGACGATGATTCAAAATCCGAAATCTTAAACACATTGCAATACATTTTATTGGCTATTATTCCTCTTGTTATTTTGAATAAAACTATTGGAAGGTATGTACCTGAGGCTGATGACAAAAAGGGTTCAATTGAGATTACTGCCGAAATATTAATTCAAATAATTGTTACATTTTTAGGACTTTTATTAGTGGATCGTATTATTACATATGTACCCACATATAGCAGCACAAAATATCCAGATTTCCACATTATTTTCGTTGTTTTACCAATTTTGTTGATCACAATGAGCTTGCAAACAAAGCTTGGAGAGAAGGTAAGTATTTTAGTAGACCGCATTTCAGAATTATGGAATGGTAAGAGTGAAGATCCAAAGGCAAAAAAGAATCAAAAAGGTTCTGGTAATGTGAAAGTTTCTCAACCAATTTCTGGTCAGCAACAACAACAAATGATAACTAATCAGCCAAATTTCACAGATGGAACTGCTATTAGTGCATTACCAAATTATGAGCAACAGCCTGCATCGACACAGCAGCTTCCGGACTATAATACAATGTACAAACAAGATACCACGCCATTAGTTGGAGCGGCTACTCCTACAGAAGGATTTGGTGAACCTATGGCCGCAAACTCGGTGTTAGGAGGTGGTGCATTTGGATCATGGTAATAAATTTATTTTTTTAGTATAATATATGAACGAAAAGTTGTGTTATTCATCAATAATAATTGGTATCGTAATTATTATTGCTTATCTCTATTTATATAGTAATCATTTACTGCCATTATTTATAATTACTTATATTGGTATTATTACGTCTATCTTGAATCATGGAATTACAAGTGAATATGCAAAAATTGCAGATCGTTTTGTAATGTTTATAACGTCGATTATTTATATATATTATAGTATTCTGATTAAAAATAAGATTATTAAAGTTGCGACGATTATGATTATTATTACTACATTAATAACATTTTTTACGAGCAAAATTATAAGAAACATTTGTTGTGAAGATGAAATATCTACTATTATTCATATGTTGACGCATGTATTTGCATTATGTATTTTTATAATTATTTGTATTGATAACAAATTTGATACAAAAAACGAAAAATGATAAAAAAAATATATAAATACAATTCATATATTTATATATTTATATGGACGTTCAAAAGTTATTGCAAGCATTAGAAGATGATACAAATGAATCATTGATGAATTTAACTACATATAAAGTTAAAGAAATAAATTTAAATATATTAAAAGAACTTAATTTATCAAAGGACGATACATTAGAATTACTAAAAAAACTAAATCAATACAAATATGTAGACGAAATGAATGAACTTAAATATGGTTCACATATTCGTTGGATACCTATTGAAGATCCAGAAAAAATTGTCTTGAAACAAGGTGCAATGTTCTGTGAAATGAAAATAAAAGAAAATGGTGTATATTGTATATGTAAAAATTATGGATATGCACCTCGACACTTCCAATTAGCATTTGATAAACATTTAATATTTCAAAAAATGACAGAACAAGAATTAGTTTTATTATCAGCACTGGACCATTTATCTAAATAAAAGTGTAAATTTATTTTATATAAAAACACTTATTTTAGTATTTAGTCCTTTTCTCATTTACATCGATTTTTATGTAATTTTCTTTTGAATAACCAATAACAGCACAAGCAATTCTTTTACCAGCATTACCAGTTTTTAAGCTTTCTGCATTTCCACCATTTCCGCAATCATCTTCGTCTTCATGAATAATCAAACCTCTTCCTATAATATTTGCCTTTGTGCCTCGGAGTTTAATAACATTATCATAAAAAGTATATTTTGCTTCACCTTTATTATTTGTATGAATATTTCCTAAATCACCTACATGTCTATTTTTTGAACCAGGACAACCATGAGTATTACCATATGGATTAAAATGTGCACACATACTGGTGCATTTATCAGTTAAATCGCCAGCTTCGTGTACATGAAATCCATGCAAAGAGTTTGGTTGTAACCCACTAATGTGCAAATCTATTTTAATTTGATTTTTATCTAAATCTTCACTAAATTTAACATATCCTTTTATTTGGTCATTAAATACAGCAATTGCATAAATTTGTTTATCACTCATAAATTTATCACTCATAATATAATATAAATAATATATAATTAAAATAATAATTATACACATTCCACATAATATAAAATATTGATTAGTTTTCATATTATATATAATTAAATATTTATTTGCGTGATTTACGAGTATTCTTCTTGTTGCATCGGCAATCAGAAAATAAACCAGGAATAAATTTTCCTATAATTATTAAGTTTATATGTGACTTATGAATAGGTTTCTTAGCAGTGCCGACTTTTTTACCTTTATGGTATTTTGTAACACTCTTAAAGCCTTTTCCATTTTTAATAGAAACTTTACGCACAATTTTTCCTCCAGCTTGGCTCATTTTAACTTCAGTATTTTGATAATTATGCACCATTTTATATACTATTACAAGAAAATAATATATAATAATATATATTATGAATACCGAGACACTAGTTCACTTATTTCATATACTTATTGTTGGTACACTTTTTCTGTATGTTGGTATAGTTAGAGAGAAAATACCAAGCTTAATGTATCCAATTTTGTTGGCACTTGGCGTAATTATAATAGTTTATCATATGTACAAGGTTTACAATTATATGAAAGCAGACAAACCATATTGGGTGAATTTGATTCATATTATTTTAGTTGGACCTTTACTTGTCTATATTGGCTACAATAGAGAGAATACAACGCGCCGTTATTTTGAAATGCTCATGATGTTAGGATTTGCATCTATAGGTTATCATGGTTACTATATGATTTATAGTTAGCACTCATTTGTAATCCATTGTTTTGTCAAAACGGCTTTCACACTCATGAGAGCACCTTCTGTCCAACCCTGATACCTGCTAACTACCTCGCCTACAATAAGTAGCCCTTTTTCAGGATGTTGCGCCACTTTTAAGAATGCATCTCTAGTCTTAAATTGTGATTTACGTAATGGTTCATAATAATGGGTTCCAATGGGCCAATAAAAATCTTTAATAGCAGTCAACTCGAGAGAACCACCAGGAATACCAAGAGATTTCTCAATAAGTTCGCAATATAATTCGCAATTTTCTGTAGTATTTTTCAAGTGATCCTTCAATGCAATAGCATTTGCGTTGTCACTATAAGCAATCATATAGACGCCTTTGTTTGCATCGATAGGTATAATCTTTTGAAGTGGACCAGGAACAATCGTATAATTCGGTACATATTGCTGCATAATTGCTGCGGATTTTTTATTAAACTTGCCATATAAACGAAGAAATGTTTGCCCATGTATTTGCTTGTAGAGTCCGTGCTTATCTGGGATTAATTTTTGTATGCTACTAATAGTAGTCGCAAGAATGACTTTATTGCAGCGATATGAGGAACCAAGTTCTGTAGTAATTTCGTATAAGCAAGGATTCTCTCTAATTTTCTGAATGGATACCACATTGTTATTGAATTTAAAGTGAGATGCGCCGATCTTATCGTATAAGGTGTGTACTAGTCGTTTCCATGGAATAAAAAGCCCAGTCCAGCCGCCCTTATTGTCATCCATGCCGTAATTATACAACGTCTCATATAAGTCCGCATTTTCGTAATCAGTATAGCCGGCCGAAATCAGAAATTGTTTATATGCAGTATGACCGAGTATTTTAATAAAGAATTGCTTGAAAGTTAGACCATGTAGGTCAGGTGATCTCTTATAAAATCCTCGTAATTGTATAATAACTTTTTCGACATCGACTGGCTGAATTAATTTTGAATAATCCATAACAGAATGAAACTTTCTAAAGGGTATATTCAATTCTTTCATCAAATGAATGAGAAGTGGGTTGGTATCATTGCGTCCAATTCCTGCACCGGTTACGACTTGAGTGCCGTAAAATGTTTCATTGCTGGTTCTGCCGCCAACCCATTGTTTATGGAATTTTTCTAAAATAAGAAAAGAAGTATCAGGGGCGGTAGTTTGAATATTATATGCGCTATATAAGCCAGCCATTCCTGACCCAATAATAATGATATCATAATATGGTACTTTTGTAGTCATATTATAATAGTATATTTATTTTCTTCGAGTAGAATGTTTTCTACCTTTTCTACCTTTTCTACCTTTTCTACCTTTTTGACTTTTTTTTACCTTCCGGCTTTTCTTTCCTCGAGCCCACCAAGTTCTAGTTGGTGGTGGTACAACCTTATTGCTATTTACAAATTCTGCATGTTCAGCAATTTTGGTTTCGTTTTCAGCTTTGAATTCCGCTTCTTTTCTTTCTTCAGAGGCAGCACGTGCCAACTCTCTTCTCCTTTCTGGTGTAGGATTTTCAAAAACATCTAGAGCGTTTTGAAAAGGCGGCAGGTCATGTGACGATAATTCAGTTGAATACATTTTAGCTTTTGATTCGTTCCTTATTAAATCAGTTTCTAATAATTTATTTTCATCAAATCCAGGAGGTCGATGAAATATTGGTTCTTTATATTGAATTTGTGGTTCTTGTGTAATACGATGAAATTTAACAGAAGGTGGAGGTGTTGATTGTTTTGATGGAGGAGTGACTCTACCTTCTTCCATTTTCATCAAGTCGCTAGTTACTCCTCTGGCACGTCTGTTAGTAATACTTATTCTCTTTTTACTAGGCATATAAAATATATATATATTTTATTTTCGTCGCGTATAATTTTTCTTTAGTTTCTTAAGTTTCAATGTTGACTTCCCTTTACATTTGAATTGACCGCGACGTAATCCTTTTCTGTTAAATATTGTTTTTGTACAAATGCCAATAGACTTGGCTTCATTTATAGGATCCAATTTTTTGATGCATCGGCAAAGTTTTTCATTCAATATTTTTTCCGCTCCCATTTTTAATAATCGTGACGATTTAGGTATAGATTTCTTATAATATTCCAAAATTTTTATATAATCATTTTTTGTTAATTCAGTCATAGATTATCTATAATATTTGCAAATATAATAATTTTCTGTCCACATTTAGAAAATTTTAATGTTTCAAACGCCGATTATAATAAACAAAATGAATCGTTAATTTATAAAAATATTCGTATTGTTATAGTGATATTATACTATGACACAAATAGGATTTATTATATTAAGGCATGTAAATAATGAACTTACAAATAAATATTGGATTAAATGTGTTGATTCTATTAGACAATATTATCCGGAAAATGAAATTCTTATAATAGATGATAATAGTGATTATAATTTTATAACCAATGAAAAATTATATAAAACTAGCATTATAAATAGTGAATATCCTAAAAGAGGTGAATTATTGCCTTATTATTACTATTTACATAATAAACTATTTGACATTGCTGTAATAATTCATGATTCTGTATTCATAAATAAATATATAGATATGAGTGTAGAAAAATATAAATTATTATGGTATTTTACTCATGACTGGGACCAAATAGAAGATGAAACAATAATGATAAATGTTTTTAATGATTTAGAATTGAAAGAATTTTATGAAAACAAAAATTTATGGACGGGTTGTTTTGGAGCCATGTCTATAATTACACACGATTATTTAACTCATATTAATAATAAATATGATATTAGTAAATTATTAGATTATGTATTAAATAGACATAATCGTTGCAGTTTTGAAAGAGTATTTGCTTGTTTATTACAAAAAGAAGGAAATCATCACGAAACATTATTAGGTAATATACACAAATATTGTAATTGGGGTATACATTTTAATGAAATAAATGAATATAAACATTTACCATTAATAAAATGTTGGACTGGGAGATAATTTGCATTTGAAATGTTAAAAATGTGTAAAAAAAGTTTTTTCTCTCTTTTAGAAAAAATCCTAAAAACGTTTTAGTTCAACTTTTTTAAAAAGTATACAAGATCCCGAATCTCATTTTGCACTGATTGTAATTTATTGTACAATACTTCATTATCAATGACAAAATTACGCGTGCTTTCTCGTAAATCGTCTAGCTCTTTTCTTGCAGTCAATGGTGGTTCAATATAAGGTTCAACATAAGGAGAAGTATTAATTTTTAATTTGGAAACCTTTTCTAAAGGAGTTGTATTGTTAAAGTTCATATTATATATATTATAATTTCTATTTAAGTTTTTTTTAAAATCAAAAAACTAAACATATATTAGTGATGAAAATAGTTGTATTTGATTTAGATGAAACCCTTGGTTATTTTACAGAATTTGGTATGTTTTGGGATAGTCTAACCCAATACATAAAAAACAAATCTCTCACTGCTTTGTCTCAACATGATTTTAATGATTGTCTAGATTTATTTCCCGAAGTACTTCGTCCTAATATAATAAATATTTTAACCTACTTAAAGACAAAAAAGGAATCCTCTTGTTGTCACAAGATGATGATATACACAAATAATAATGGACCTCGCGAATGGGCGCAACATATTGTAGGATATTTTGATAAAAAACTTGATTTTAAGTTGATTGACCAAATTGTTGCTGCATTCAGGATAAATGGTCAGCAAGTTGAAATATGTAGAACAACTCATAATAAGACACATCATGATTTTATTAGATGTACAAAAGTGCCTGCTAATACAGAAATATGTTTTCTCGACGATACATTTCATCCTGGTATGTCAAATGAACATATTTACTATATAAATTTGAAACCATATTATCATGATATACCTTTTGATGAAATGCTAAATCGATTCATGAATTCTGCTATTGGAAAACGATTCATTCAATACACTGATTTTGAAACAAGTATGACCAGCTTTTTCAAAATATATAAATACAAATGTGTAGAGAAGGAGGGAAAAGAGTATGAACTAGATAAAATAGTAGGTAAACATATTATTATGCATTTGCAAACATTTTTTAATGATAAGCCAAAAAGAAATAGAACAATGAAGAATCTTTACAAAAGGAATAAAGGAATAAAAGGAAAAAATAAGACATATAGAAGTATTTAAACATGTAAAATATCTTGCAATTTTTCTTGAGCATTTTTCAAATATTGATTCAATGCTGTAGTTGTCAAAATAAATAAACCAGCACTAAAGGCTATTTTACGATCTAAATCAGTAAATTCGTAATGTCTTCTCAAAGGGTTAAATCTCCACATTAAAAATAAGCAAATGTATATTCTTATATAATAATCTAAATTTTCTAAGAATTTAGGTGTATATTGTGAAAATCCTAACGCAGAAATAATTATAAGTGACCAAGATATTATAATAAAAAAATTAAATAATCTGTCTTGAAAATTATGTATTGTTCGCTTATTAAACATATTATATTAAATTAATATAATATAATATTATTAAATGACAACAATTAAACATATAAAATTACCTAATGGATTACAAATTATATATGAAAAACCAGAATGCCATATACCTATAAGCTCCGTGCAAATATTCTGCAATATAGGCTAGTGCGTTTTTTTCAGCTTACTATATCTGGTTTTATTTGTTCATAAAATGTCAGCGTTCTTGCACTCGGATCTTTTGCATCAGTATATTTTGGCATCCAAAAATATGGCACAATAGTGGCGCAATTTGGAAAGAATCCATCAAAAATCATTTTGTAATAGTATTTTTCTGTATCTATAGATGGTGTAAAATTTCCATAATTCATATTTAATACTTCAGTAATTTGCTCTTGAAGGATAACATATAAGGAGCGACCATGAGAGCTAACTCCGTCACTAAATGCCTCCTTCTTGCGCCAAAGAATAGAATCCGGCAATAATGGTTCTTGGTTATAATTTAAGAAGTATTCTTTGGAAAATGCATTTCGTAGTAAGAATTTTTCAATGTTTCCAACATTTTTGTGATTTCTAAAATACGGAGGAATAGACAATACATAATTGGTAAAACTTCTGTCCAAAAATGGTGTGCGAGGCTCTAGACCATGAGATGAAATTGACTTATCGGAGCGCAAAACATCAAACAAATGTATATCTTTTAATAGTCTACGTGTCTCTCTATCAAACTCAATATCATCAGGACATTTATTCATATACAAATATCCGCCAAGAAGCTCATCAGAACCATCACCATTGAAAATTACTTTGGCGTTAGAATTCGAGACAATGTATTTTCCCAATAAATAATTGCCAATACTGGCTCTAACTGATGTTGTATCATAGCTTTCGATTTTTGCAATTACTTCTGGTATAGCATCAAACATTTCCTTTTCAGTTACAATCACTTCTATATGTTTGCTACCAATATAGTCAGCAACAATGCGAGCATATTTCAAATCTTCAGAACCTTCAAGGCCAATACTATAAGTTTCTAATGGTTGCTCGTAATCATTTCGTTTATAATAATTCGAAACGAGAGCAGCAATCAAGCTACTATCTAATCCACCAGAAAGGAGGCATGCAATAGGTCTTTCAGTTGCCAAGCAACGTTTGTCAACTGCAATTGATAAATAATAAGAAATATTACTATAAATTTCTAGTAAATTTTTTGAATAATCATTTTCATCTATTATATGACTATAAGGGAAAGATGGAATAAAATAAGCAATGTTTTCTTTAATAGGTAGCCAAGTCGCCATGACTTTGCTGGATAAATTGAAAATACTATAACTGCCCGGGGTAAATTGACATATTTTGTGTTCATTAGGATTAATATTATAAAAATGTTCTAAGCATTTAAGCTCTGATGCAAAACCATGTAAACTACCAGAAAATGGTTGAATTTGTTTTGTTTGTGTAAGGTAATATAACGGCCTTACACCATACGGATCACGTGCGACATATACTTTATTATCTACATCAGCAATAGTGCGATTATCAAATAAAACAAATGCAAATACACCATCTAGCATAGTAAGAGTCTGTTCTATACCATATTTAAGATATAAATGAATAATGACTTCACAATCAGAACCAGTTGTAGGTTTTATATTCATATATTTATATAATTGCATATAATTGTAAATCTCACCATTACAAATAAGAACAATATCGTCGATAACCAGTGGTTGATTAGACGCTTCATTTAACCCATTTATTGCAAGTCTATGAAATCCAAGAACCATTTTAATATAAGAAGTATCTAATTTAGAAAATTCAGGCCCACGTCCCTGGCCTTTCATAAACTCATTTTTCACTAACCCTAAATCTGTTTGATTGTTTAGAAGAGCAAAAATTCCGCACATTCGTATTATAATATGTGCTATTGGCTTTATATACTTTTTCCACCTTTAGAAAAGGTGGAGCCAAGTATAATACAACTTCAATACAACTTTTAACAAAATTTTAAATTTTTGCAAAAGGTAGATGGAAAAATAATATATATATGTATATCAATGAACGCATATTCCGAAAATCAAAGTGTTGCACAAATACATCAGGAAACAAATGGACGAATTTATGATAGAAATATTCCATCCCAAATGTTACAACCTTATGTAGATGTGAGACCTGTTATGACAAAATATTCATATTTTCCAATTGTTGACCCCAGAAAGGAAGTACAAGTGCCATTAGTACAAGCTCCTACATTTAATGTTCACAACGTTTTTAACCCAGGAAATACACAATCACCATGGTCTGGTTTTGCATCCAATATCAATAAAGAATCTGAATTAAGGAATCAGATTTATGCTCTTCAAAAGTGCAGCCAAGCTACATTTGTTCCTTCTAGCAATAGTGATTTATATAATTATAAATTTCAAACCATGACAAAGCCAAGCCCGCATGAGTTATTGTTTCAAAATGAAAGTTTTTCTAGTTTTAATCCAAATCCAGACAAAAATATAGTGGGTTCTGGGATTTTCTATAATAATACGAGATGCCAAGTGCGCGATTTAACGAAGCAATCCACCTTTGAAAAGGTGGAGCCAAACCTTTAACTATATTTTTACTACTTTTTACTACTTTTTACTATTTTTTTACTATTTTTTTACTATTTTTTTACTATTTTTTTACTATTTTTTTACTATTTTTTTTTCTATTTTTTACTATTTTTTACTACTTTTATTTAAAGCGGAATATCTAGAATAGTATATGTCGATTCCGGAATATACTATTTATGAAAATATCTTCGTAACTACAACAGATTTATTAGAAGATTTCAAAAACCAATTGCAACATGCTGATCCTATATTTAATTCAAAGAGAAATGACAATAAGCGTTGTCAATGTAATCTGAAGTCAACAAAACAAAATAAAAAATTTATTGATTCATTAAATGAGTTTGTTAAAAACCTATCCACTTCTCTGACGCCTAGTAAATGGGTTCTAATAGAATCGAAATCAGGCTGTAACCCACAATTACCTCATACGGATTATGAAAATACTGAAGAATTCCAAAAATGTATTAAAAAGGGTAAGCAAGTCCCTTTATTGGTATTGATAGCATTACAACCAAATACGTATATTTATTTATGGGAAAACTCTAGCAAAGTAATTCAAGGCACTTATAAGGGCGACCCAATTGTGCCAACCAAAATAGAGTTAAATCAAGGCGATGTATTGGTATTTAGAGCGGATTTAGTACATGCAGGTAGTGATTATCACGAAGAAAATATTCGTATGCATTGTTATTTAGATAGTGAAGAGGTGGAGAGAGATGAAAACCGCACATTTATTATATCAAAACACGGCAATAAATATATGAATAATCATATTATCCATGTTTCATAATTGAGTGAAAACTTTGATTTTTTTGACTCTACCTTTGTAAAGGTGAATGTCACAAGCTTTTGTCGATCAAGTTACTTTAGATTATCTTTTAAACAAGGAAATGTACAATTCTCATGTAAATAACAAGAAAGCAGCGCACGTAAATAAAGAAGAGCGCAAACTTTATAAAAAACGTGTTTATCATTTATTTCAAAATTTAATAAGAGGTGCAGATGAGCCATCAGATTTGCTACCTGACGTCAAATATGCATATAATAATTTTTTCAATGCCTGTATACATTATTTGAAAGCCAAGGATACAAATGATCTTGTACAATCTGAATACAAGGATTTTGTTTTTACTGAAGAAAACGAAGTAATAACAGATGTATCTTTAAATGAAGTAAATCAGCAAGATAATTGTTTAGAAGCAGATAAGATAATGCTACGGACGATAAAAATGCCACAAGAACCATGTTTAGATAAACCATCATTTAAAAAAGGTAAAAAAATATTGGCGCCCCCTTTTGCAAAGCTAGATAGAAATAATATTAATAATATATATGAAGACACATCGCAAGAAAAATAGAATGAATCATAATAAAACAAAAAATCGATATGGCGGTCGAAAATCGAAAAAAGCAGTAAAATTGGCAAAGGTAAATTGTAGTCCCAAAGCAAAAGGTGAAATAAATGAGTTTTCTTGTTATACTAATAGGTCATTATTTAAATTAAGAGACTTATGGAATGCACGTCATCCAGATGCAAAAATAAAAAGCACTTTATCAAAAGAAATTCATGCAGAAATTAGCAAGCACCTTGGTCGCGTTTGTAATAAAGAATCGTGTTGGTTAAAACAAAAAGCTGCATTTGGTAAAGTGGATAGTGATGTAGCAGATTCTTTTGCACCAGAATCTCCACCAGAATGGAAAAAAAATCCAAATGAATGGTTATCAAGTGTAGATATCATGAGTGTTATGAAACAATATGAAAAAGCTTATAAATGTTTTGATTTTATTGGTCCTTCTCCAATTGATTTTGATACAAGAAAATTATATGGTGAATGTGTTTGGGATGAATTATGTAAATTTAGTGTAAAAGATCAATTGGCAAACGGGAAAACAAAAATTGGAATAATATTTAATACTGACCCTCATAACAAACCAGGCGAACATTGGATTTCGATGTTTATTAACATTAAAAAAAAGAAAATATTCTTTTTTGACAGCACTGGCGATGAACCACCTAAAGAAATTATGGTTCTAGTAGACCGCATTATAGATCAAGGTAAAGGTTTAACGCCAAAAATGAATTTTGAATTTGATAGTAATGAAGGTATAGAGCATCAATATGGTAACACAGAATGTGGAATATATTCACTCTTTTTTATTGTTCACATGTTAGAAGATAAATTTACTTCAGAATATATGAAACATCATATATTAAAGGATAAATACATGGAGAATTTTAGAAAAATTTATTTTAATGATTCTTTATAGATTTTCTACCTCCAGCAGTTACCGGATTTACATCAGAATCATCAATTTCTCTATCATCAGCAGCATCGTAATATTCATATGGATTAAATTCTTCAAGAACAAATCTTTTAGATCCTATTTTTTTTCCATTATATATAAAATAACTAAACAAGAATAAAATATATAAAAAGATAAATCTATATTTATATATTTTATGAGCATACAAAACTTTCTTAAAAAAGAAAATGTAGATACACTTTGGGATGTAATTATAGATGAAGATATATTTAAATTTCTATCAAAAGATATTCAAGAAAAGGTTTTTCAAGTTTTTCTGGATAATATTAGAGGGTTTTTTTCAGCAGAGAAAACAAAGACTACACATCTAATAGACATGAATAAAAAATATATATTATTAATTTTAACACACATCAGAACCAATTATCCAAATCAAATACATAATAAAATTAAAATATATGATGACCTTCCCCTAAAAGAATCCATTACATATGAGGAAATTCATAATGAAAAAAAAAATCAATTTGAAAAAGATTTACAGAAACGTCAAGAGGATTTTACGAATGCAATGTCTTTACCAGTCCCAGAACTGCCAGAGTTTTCTGATAAATTAAAAGACACTCCAATCAGTGAAATGGATAAAATTATTAAAGAAATGACTGCAAAACGAAATTATGACGTTGAACAAATAAGTAAAGCAAATCAAGGATCTATTGAAAATGCAGATACTTGGTTAAAACCACAAGAAACATCTATCAAAAGTGAAAAACTGAATCCTAATATTAAAATGAATACACACGAAAATAATGGTTTAAATCTATACGATAACACTTTAATACAAAAGGGTAAAAATGTTACATGGGGTCAGAATGAAGAATTCAATACACCTACTTTGGAAAATGATAATAATTCAAATGATAATAATTCAGATAATAATATTTTTAAAAAGTTGAAAAAAGTCCCTTCAAATTTAGAAAATATAACGCTTACTATGAATGATTCAACATTTACTTTACAAGTAGAGGAACGTTTATTACAAATAGAGAAAACACTTCAATCATATGATAATAAAATGGATAAAATATTAGAATTATTACAAAATAAAATTAAATAAAATTAAAATAAAATAAAATAAAATAAAATAAAATAAAATAAAATAAAATAAAAATTAAAAAATTTTTAAAAAAAATGAGATAAAAAATTTGTAATTAATAATATATAAACAATACAACGCAATGCAATTCTTTAATTTGCTTTTA